CCGATTTCTTACAACCCACACACAAACTCAATCGAAACATTATGAGCACATCCGACTTTGAAGACCAATGCCAAGACCTCGACGAGGCATGGGAATGCCCGACATGCCTGCGGCCGATGCCCGAGGATCACGACTACGAGTGCGGCACCTGCGAGGCTAAAGCCTCCGAGCACCTGCGCGTGACCACGCTCTGCAAGCTCCTGCGAGCATCACAGGCGCGCGAGTCGGCGCTGATCGTCAAAGTTAACAAACTGCTCAGGCTGATCGATGCGGCTCTTACTCAGTATGATCTAGGCGGCGAGCTTGAACCAGAAACCAGACACGACCTCGCGCTGGCGGTAGATGGGAGGGAGCGATGAGTGACATTCAAAAAACCATCCAAACCCTGCGTGATTTCAACTTATGGCGCAAGGGTGACGACGCAATGGAACAACCCGATCCGTGGGGAATAGGAGAAGCCATCGACGAAGCGATTGAGGCCATGGAAAAGCTGGGGAGACTAACAGACGCTGCGCTTGCCGTGGTCGATCGCTGGGAAACGCCATTCTGGAAACAGGTGGAACACACCGGAGTTTACATCGCCGCGCTACGCAAAGCGGTCGAGGAAGTGAAAGGAGGCCCGCAGTGAGCGCAGGTAAAGGCGACAGCCCGAGGCCGATCAATGGCGAGATGTTCCGAGACCATTACGACGAGATCTTCAGGAAAGACGCCGACGATATTGTCTGCCCGCATTGCGGCAGCGACAAAGATCCATTCTTCTCTCGAATTGAGCCGATGGGGGATTACTGCCCCGACTGCGGAAAAGAACGCGCATGAGAAATAAACCCAAACACACACCCAAGAGCATCACGCTCGGGCTCGTCCTCGCCTACTTCACCGCCGTGAACTGGATACGCAACAAACTCAACAAATGAATCCCATCGATCTCGCAAAATCATTCATCCGCCTTTCGAACTATCGAGTCGGCGTGCGTGAAGCAACCTGCCTTTTCCTCTGCATCGGCGGTGCCACTAATACCAGCGTGGCCAAGGCGGCCAAGGAACCCGGCTATGTCGTGCGCAACCGCCTGATCTCGCTGCGCAACAAGCAGCTCATCGAGGTGGTCGAGCGCAAGGACAAGGCGAACATCTACCGCCCAACCCTACGCGGCCAGACAATCATAAACCATGTGCTCGGAAAGGTGCTGTCGTGAGGGAATCGACAATCGAGCGCGCGGTCTGTGACTACGCGCGAAAGCATGGAGTCATGGCCATGAAGTTGGCAGGCCCGAACCAGAAAGGCCAACCCGACCGGATGTTCCTATACAAAGGCAAAGTCATCTTCATCGAGTTCAAAGCACCCGGCAGGAAGCCAACACCACTCCAAGAGAGGTGGCTGCGCGACCTGCGAACACAGAAATTCATCGCCGTGGTCTGTGAGGACGCGACCGACGGCAAGTGGCTCATCGATCAAATCTTTCTCACTCAATGACCGAAACCTTCAAGCCCTTCGCCTATCAGCCAGCAATGGTCGAGCACCTCGTCAATAACGAGCGTGCCGCCCTGTTTGTCCCGCCGGGCAAGGGTAAGACGGTGGTGACGCTCAAGGCGCTCGATGAGCTAGCAACCCTTGGCCAGATGCGTGGTGCGCTGATCATTGCCCCGCTGCGCGTCTGCTCGATCACATGGCCAACGCAGGTCGCCCGATGGAAGCACTCAGCATGGATGAAGGTCGCTAACCTTCGCACCAAGCAAGGGCTCGATGCCTGGCATGATGGATCCGCCGACCTCTACCTTGTAAATTCGGAACTCCTGCCGAATCTGCTACCCAAGCTTTTCCCCAAGGGATTCAAGCCGCCCGTCGACACGCTGGTGATCGACGAGCTGAGCCTCGCCAAGAACCCGACCAGCAAGCGATTCAAGGCGCTGCGAGCGCATCTGCCGAAGTTCGTGCGCCGCATCGGTCTTACCGGCACGCCAGTCCCCAACAACTACCTCGACCTGTTCGCTCAGATCCGTCTCCTCGATGATGGCGAGCGCCTCGGCACCGCATTCTCGAAATTCAAGGACGAGTGGTTCTACTCCGCCGACTACATGGGCTATACATGGAAGCTGCGCCAAGGTGGCAAGGATGAGATCGACGCGAAGCTATCCGACCTCTGCCTCGTGCTGATGGGCGACGACCATGAGCTCCCAGCATCCAGCATCATCGATGTACCGGTGGTGCTCCCGCCGCCGGTCAAGACCAAGTACCGCGCGCTCCAGAAAGACCTCCTCGTCCAACTCGAACGCGGCGAGGTGGTGGCACTGACCGCCGCCACCCTTTGCAACAAGCTCCTCCAGTTCACCTCCGGTGCCGTCTACGACGAACACCGCGCCGTGCATGAGGTCCACAGCGCAAAGCTCGAGGCCCTGCGCACCATCCGATCCCGCCACAAGGGCGAACCGATCCTCGTGCTCTGCGCGTTCAAACACGAGTCCGAGCGCGTGCTCAAGGCCATCGCCGGCGCTCGCATGTTTGACGAGCGGGACTTACCGCAATGGCAAGCCGGGGAAATCATGACATGGGTGGCAGACCCGCGATCACTTTCCCACGGCATCGACGGCATGCAGGCATCCTGCCGGATTGCCGTCTGGGTCTCGCTCACCTACTCCAACGAGACCTACATCCAGACCAACGCGCGCCTGATCCGCACCGGACAGGCAGCCGAGACGCTCATCTACCGACTGATCTGCCCTGGCACGATCGACGATGCAGTCGCCGAAGCACTTCGCGACAAGTCCGACACCCAAAGCGGCATGCTCGCCGCAATCAACGCTCTCCAACAACTCAACAAATCATGACCCCAAAAACTCTATGAAAATACAACCAACCAACTTTGGAAGACAATTTAAAAAAGCACTACCTACATACCTAAATAATCTTTACCAAGGTAGGAATAGCTTAAAGCACGCAAAAGAAATTACAGGGCTTTTTATTTATGCTGGTGAAATGTCAGAAAAAGCAGTGCGTTTTATTCTTCCTGATGGCGGTGAAATACTCGAAGATCGAGAATTTCGGGCGGTTGAGGACACTGTTTTACGCCTTCCGTTTCCAGTCATTGCTTTAGAGTATTTTGAAAATACTCATAATCCGGTCGGAATTCATACGGTTAAGTCAAGCAAAAGAATGGTTATTGCTTATGAGGTTTTTGAAAATGAAGAAATTTTCATTCGTATTATCCCTATATCATGGATTGATGAGTTGCAGGTATGGCAACCACTTCCACCTATTTCTCTTAATACCAAGGCAAAAGGCTCAGACTTAAAAGTTATAGATAGAGAAACGTGGGAACTTAAATGCATTCACCTTCACAATTACGCAAATTATATATTCAATGCCAGCGACTATATGAATGAAGCGGTTGCGCTTTTTTCTTTTTTGAATGCTCTGGCTTGCTCGAACATCACAACTGAAAAACTCCCAAGGAAAGGCCCTTTAAATCCTAGGGGAATGGTTCCTTTTGATGAATATCATGTTTTAACTCTTCCCTCTCACCGCTCTGTTGATGGAACGGATCAAGGTGGTTCTCATAGATCACCGAGAGAACACCTGAGGCGAGGACACATCAGAAGGCTGTCCGATTCACGAAAAATCTGGGTGAACGCTGCTATTGTTAATTGTGGCATCGGATCCAAAACCAAAAAAGATTATGCAATCAGCAAAAGATAATAGACTCCCGAATTTTACACTTCCAAACGCAAAATCATGACCACTACTACCGAAGCACCCACCAAGATCGACCTCTACGACTCAGCCGAGGCACGCAGCCCAGCCGGATCACTCACCCTCGAAGCCCTCATCGACGCCATCCGATCGGATGAGTTCAGAGACCAAGTGCTCGAGCTGCGGGCAATGCTCGCCGCAAATGACGAGGATGGATACGCGAAAGCCAAGCGCATGCTGCAAGCGGTCAGCATCTCGGGCGAAGTCACCCGTGGCGCACGCAAGGCCGCAATCTCCGAGGGGCGCTTTGCCCACTCCGGCTACCTCCAACTCGACTTCGACGCAAAAGACAATGTCGGGTGGACGGTCGAAGAGATCCGCGAGATCCTGCAAGCCGACCCGCGAGTGGTCGCCGCCTTCCGCTCACCAAGTGGCGATGGCGTCAAGGCCGTGGCGCGGATCCCGCAATGCCGGACGCCAGAGCAACACAAGGCCGCTTTCATTCTCGCCGAGACCGAGTACGCCAAAGCCCACCTCACCATCGACACCGCATGCAAAGACCCCGGCCGCCTTTGCTTCGTGAGCTGGGATCCCGAGGCATGGGTCGACCTGAGCCGCACCGCTATGTTCGACCCCGGCGAGGTGGTGGCTGAAAGCCAACCGCTGCTCAAGCCAGTCCAATCAAATTCACCTGGCAGACTGATCCTGCGCGACAAGCACGGGCCATTCCCCGAACCACCCCACAGCGGCATCCACACATGGCTCATGCAGGCCGCATGGTGGTGCCGACTGAACGACATGACCGAGCACGAGACCGTCGAGCGCCTCCGCTCGTATGATGGCAGCCTGCGCCGTAGCCTGCAACCGACCGAGGCCGTCGACGCTGCACGCGCGGTCTTCTCATCCCAACTCAACAATCCCGATTGGCAGATCGAGCAGCGGGTCGCCGCGATGCTCAACCCACCCGCAGGATCCACTGGCAAGTCATTCGCCCCCGAGGATGTCTTCTACGACGCGCCATCGGGCAAGTACCTCATCCGCCAAGGCAATGGATACGCAATCCACAGCAAGCGTGGGCCGGTGGTCACTGGCATCACCCGCCACCTCGCAGGTGAATATGAGTCGGCCAAGGAGCTGACCGCAGCCGTCAAGGCAGCCATCGACGACCGCGAGATCGATGGTGCGGTCCAATGGTCAGGCATCATCGCCGGCCACCGCCAAGGCATCATGCTCGACAACAACGGGCAGCAGATCCTTATCACCGGCGAACCGATCCTGCCACAACCTGCAGAAGGCGACACTCCACTCATCGACAGCATCATCTCCCAGGCATTCCCCAATGACACCGCGATGGATGTCTTCATCTCATGGCTCTCCGGCCGCTACAAAGCCGTCCGCAGCTACACCCACATCCCCGCGCCGATGATGGTGCTCGCCGGTGAAATCAACTCCGGCAAGTCATTGCTCGCATGGACAGTCGCCCAACTCCTCGGTGGGCGCACCGCCAACCCCTACGAGGCATGGTCGGGAGGGATCCTTTGGAATGACGACCTTGTCGGGTCCGAGTTCCTCCTCATCGACGACTGCACCGGCCACACCGACATCCGCGCCCGTCGCGCCTTCGGGGCCGCCTTCAAGGGATCCATCTACCCGCACATGATCCAGCTCCGCAAGCGCCACTCATCCTCGATCAGCGTGCGTCCAGTGTGGTGCTGCATGCTCTGCTGCAACGACACCCCCGAGGCACTCCAGATCATCCCGCCGCTCGATGCCGATGTCTCCGATAAGATCGCTATCCTGCATGTCCATCGCATCGCCCTGCCGATCGACACCAGCACCCCCGAAGGCAAGAAGCAACTTCAGATCGCCATCCGCCAAGAACTGCCGGCCCTCGCCGATCGCCTCATGCAGTGGGAGGTGCCAACCCACCTGCACGACACCCGCTCCGGTGTCATCGCATGGCGTGACCCCGAGCTTGTCGACTGGGTCGACTCCCACTCGCCAGCACGCCGCCTCGAGGAGCTACTCGAGATCGCCATCGAGGACATGGGACTCTGGCACGACCTGCCTGCCGAACTCACCGCGCTCGATGTCGAAGCTCGCCTCACCAACACACACAGCAAGGTGCGCGACCAAGCTAAGGCGCTCTTCTCATGGCACGGCGCATGTGGCTCTGCCCTCTCGAGATTGGCGAAAATGGACAGGGGACAGGTCAAACTTGGGAGGCCGGACACCGACAGGAAAATCAACCGCTACATCATCACAGGTGAAAAAAGTTAGAAACTAGACCCCGTACACCCCGTACAAGTGGCGGTTTACGGGGTCTTACGGGGTCATGTTTTCTACTTTTACACGCGAGAAAATATATAAAGGGAAACCCACAACCAAACGGAGAAGTTGGAAACTTAACCCCGTAGACCCCGTAGACCTCGAACAATGAAAAATCATCGCTCACGGCGCTAAAATGAAATTTTGAGGCAACTATCATTGCGAACACATCAACCCAACATCAAATCGATGACAGACCACGCAACCGAATGCTGCACGAGAATCAAGCGAGCTACACGCACGACATGGCCGCCCTCATCGATACCGAGGAGGAGATCATCGCGGATGACCTCGGCGTCAGCCTATTCACCGCCCGCAAGATCATCCGCATGCGGGAGGATGCTGTCATCAGGAACCAGTCGCTCATCCTCGCTCGAGTCATCGGCCTGCTGCTTCAGTCCAACAACCTACCCGCCACCATTCACGCCCTCGCCTTGGCATCCGGCCTCGATCAACTCAACGGGAAAAAATCCCAAGCCGAGATCGCCCGAGAGCTTGGCGTCACCCGCGCGTTGATCAGTCACTATGTCGTGGGCATCCGTGACATCCTGAGCGGCAATGACACGAACTTCGACTGCACCAAGTACCGCAAAGCGAACTCAACCCGCGAGACCTACAAAGCGAAAGCAACAGACCCTTTCACCAAAGCCAAGGCCGCAGCCCGCGCCCGGCTCACATCCACAAAATAGAAACCACACATGAACATCATCGACACCAACATGCTCGGCCTCAAGGAGCTGAGCATCCCAACCGACACCACCCAGTCACAATGGGAGGAGATCCACCGCAACTTACTCATCTGTAAGAAGTCCGCAGCCAAGTGGCTCAGCCAGTCCCGCTCGTTCGCCTCCGATCGATGGGGCGTCGACTATGTGGCTGAGACCGAAGTGCAGCTCGAGCTTGGCCTCGGCCTGCCCGAACCCACGAAGCCCGAGCCACTCAACCCTGCCGATAAGTCGAAGGCGATCGTCACCATCGAAGGCGTCCATCAGTCCTTCGTTCTCTGGCAGCGGAAGATGAGCGGCGAGGTCGAGACATGGGATGACGACCGACTCAAACGAGCGTTGGATCTTCTCGAGCCGATGGAGCAGCAGGCGAAACGCATCCGCGAACTTCTCGGGAAATGAAAACGATCGACCGAAAAAATTTAGGGAGTCTCCTACGCGAGAGCGCTCATTTGGTGTTGGGTCACTCTCGTCAGTCGTCCGAATGTTGCACAATCGGCCTTTGTTGCACTGACCCATGGGCATAAGCGAACTGGCGCAGGCGCTCGGGATCGACAAGTCGGTCGTTTCCCGGCTGGTCAAGAAGGGGATGCCGGTCAACTCGGCGTCAGCAGCGCAGGCGTGGCGTGAAGTGAACGCGAAGCCGAGGGCGAAGAAAGGCCAAGCAGGGGAGGCGCCGCCCAAGCCGAAGATTGAGGAACCCAAGCCCCAGCCGGTCACAGCCCCAGCTCATGACGCGCCCGAGCCTGACGACGATGACAACACCCCGCGCCAGTCGCTTCGCCGGGCGAGGTTGGCAGAGAAGGTCGGCTACAACGAGCTTGTGCTCTGCAAACGGAACGGCGGATCGATCGAGGACATTCGAAAGGCCAACTCGATCTACATCGCCGCCAGGAACAACCGCCACAAAGCCGAGCGCGACTTCAAGGAGTGGCAACGCGCGGAGGGGATTCTGCTCTACTTCGACGAGGCCAAGGAGATCGCCGGTCGTCCGCATGTGGCTGCCAAGCAGATGTTGGAGGTGATGCCGAAAAGCCTCGCGCCTCGCTTGTTCGGCCAACCGCAAAAGGCCATCGAGGCCGCGCTTTCCGAGTGGTGTGATTCTCTGACTGAAGTCATTCGCAAAACCCTATGACCCCCGCCGCCGAAGCCCTGCGCGAGCACATCCGCTCGATCTACGCGCCGATCGATCGCCGGTCGGTGGTGGATTGGTGCAGTGACGAAGTGATTCTCTCCGAGCGTCAGACGCAAATGCCTGGCGCTTTTTCCGTCTCGATGACGCCTTACCTGCGCGAGCCGCTCGAGTGCTTCGGCGACATCGATGTCACGGATGTTGTGCTCGTCTTTGGAACGCAAACCGGAAAGACCACCATGATCCAAGCCGGGACCGCATGGCGGATCTGCAACAAGCCGCAGCCGATGGTGTGGGTCATGCCGACCGAAGGCCTTGCTCGATCATTTTCCGAAACGCGCTGGATGCCGCTCTTCGATGACAGTGCCACGCTCTCGGCTCAAAAGCCTGCCGATCGCCACAAGTTCAAGACCCTCGAGCAGCACTTCAGCCGATCCTCGCTCGTCTTTGTCGGGTCCAACTCACCGGCCAACCTCGCCAGCCGCCCCGCCGGTCTGCTCTTGCTCGACGAGGTCGACAAGTTCGCCACCGAGACCGACAAGGAAACCAGCGCGCTGCACCTTGCCGAAAACCGCACGAAGAGTTTCGTCGGCGCCCTCCGCGTCAAGACCTCCACACCGACCACGCCCGAGGGACCGATCTGGAAGGAATACCTCAAAGGCACGCAGGAAAAATTCATGCTGCCATGCCCGCATTGCGCGGAACGCATCGAGCTACTCTGGGAGCAAGTGAAGTGGGATCGCGAGGCCAAGGCCGACGGCAAGTGGAACATGGCGCAGGTCGAAGAATCCGCGCGCTACGAATGCCAGCATTGCCACGGCTCGATCAACGACGGGCAGAAAATGGAAATGCTCCAGCAGGGGAAATGGCAATGCACCAATGAGTCCGCGCAGAAAGGCTTCCGCTCATTCCACCTCAATTCACTTTACGCCCCATGGCGGTCCTGCACCTTCGGCGCGCTGGCGGTCAAGTTCCTCCGCGACTCGGAAACCCTCAACGGCCTTCAAGATTTTACGAACTCCACCATGGCCCTGCCGTGGGAGCAGGTCGAGACCAGCATCGGCGACGCCAAGATCCTCGGCCTTTCCGGCAGCTACGAAGTCGGCACCTGCCCGATCGACGAGCCAGCGCATGTCGTCACCTGCGCCGATGTCGGGCAAGACAAGCAGCACTGGGTCACCACCGCCTTCGCTGCCGATGGATCATCCTATGTCCTCGACTACGGCACCACGCTGTCAGTCGAGGATCTTCTCCGCGATCCGCCACTGCGGTCCTATGCTACACCGAGCGGCGGTATCGTGAAACCCGAGTGCGGTTTGATCGACTCCGGCTTTGCGACCTTCCGCGTCTATGCCACCTGCCAAGAGTCGGGCGGATTCTTCCACCCGGCAAAAGGCGCGAATGTCACCTTCGGCACGCGGATCAGCCGCACTACGATCGACAACTTCCCCGGAGTGGTCTTGTACACCTATGTCGACCACGCGATCAAGACCGAGCTTTTCATCGATCGGATCAAGGACCAAAAGCCCGAGCTCAAGATCCCGAAGAAAGTCACCACCGAGTTCATCGCGGGACTGAGCGGGCAAAAGCTCGTCCCGCGCAAGACTCCGAGCGGCCAAGTCTATGTCTGGAAAGATGTCCGCGACGATCACTTCATGGACGCGCTCAAGCTGTGCCACATCGCATGGCACATTTTGAAAAACGCCTGAACTGGTAAGCAGCGCTTACAAGTCCCGAAACAACTCATCCGCCACGCTGGAAATGCTGGCGGATTTTTTTTTGGCTATGCTGCGAAGTTTTGCGTTCGCCTCATGAGAGATCGACAGCGCGATCGTCACGCGCGTTTTTCCTGCCGGTCGTCCTGCACCTTCGCGAGCGCCGCCTCTGGTTTCTTTCTTTTTCATAGATTTCATGCGCTCATATCCCAGGTCTCGCGGAATCCGATGAACACCGGAAACCGTGGGGCTTGTTTCGCGCCGCTCGGCTGATGGCTGAATTTTACGATCTTGCCGACAAGGCTGTCGCGGTTTTCCCACAGGCCCACGCGGTCAATGCCGCCTGCGTTGTGATTGTATGCCAGCCGGAACTTCACGCCGGTCGTGAGGTTGCGAACCACGAAGCCACCGAGTTCGCCGCGTCCGACCATGCCAGCCTTGGAAAGTCCGCGCTTGGTATTTCCAAAGGCGTCTTGGACTGCCGCGTTTTGGTTGGTCATGCCTTCGTAAGTGGAGACCACCACCGCCTCGGCATCCTCAAAGCGCTTGATCTTGAGAAGGTATCCTTGCTTCACGGTCGAGCGCCCGCACTTGTAAGGTGAATCAGGCGTGCGAACCATCACGCCCTCATAGCCTTCGGCCAAGCAGGTCTGTACATAGGCAGCGAGATCGTCGGTTCCTTGGACTTCCACAGGAAGCACCTTCACGACTCGATCGGAATCTGGAAGAGCGGCCAGAGCCTTGATGCGCTCGCTGTACGGCGTGCCGGTCGATGTCTCCACATAGTCGAAGACATGGAAAACGAAATCGGGCTCGCCATCGCTGGAACCGATCGCGCTGGTCGTCTCGCTGAATGTGCCACCGCGCAGCATCAACTCGCCGTCCACGCCATCAGGCAGATTGGCCTCGATCCATTCGCGCACAAAGCGATTGGGAATAGGGAGGAATGAACGGGTCAGAGCGCGACCGCCAACCTTCAAGCAGCGGATGCCGTCGAGCTTCGGCGTGGCGAGCACGGGAAACGCCAACTCCTCATGTTCATCGCAGCGACTGGCAAGCATCGGCTTGGTGATCTCGGCAGGATACACGACCGGCGCTTTCGCGGGACGGGCGCTGAGCTCTGCCTTCATGCTCTCGACGATTGAGAACAGATCCTCGGCGCTGATGGTGACTTGCATGGG